GTCTTTTTTCAGTTGCTCAATGCTGTATTGCTTTGTTGGATCATACTCCTTTTTTTGTGCAGGACAAATGTTGAACACACTGATCAATAGCAAGCTCAACAGCATTTCCGAAAACTTCATTTTTCTACTCATTTCTTCTTTTGGTTTCTATTGCACTGCCCAGTACCACCCACTGGAGCCGCATCCGCTGGGCCAGATGGTGCGCGTGTTGTATTCTGTACAGCAGCCATCATATTCTTCACGAGGTCTGGGTTTTGCTTGAGGACATCGTTCATATTGGGAAGGGCACTCTTAAACATACTGTTTGTCAAGTGGAACATCATCGCCGAACCACCCAACATCATAATGAGCTTGACTTCTGGAGCCACATTGACCTTGGAACGGTACTTGACGTAGAGCTCCTCAAAGACACCATCGTAGTCATCCACATTCTCCATCACAGACTCGGACCAACCCTCCAATTGGATCTCGAAGGGGTTGTATCGCTTATTGAGAAACTCCAAGCCAGTCACACAGGCCACTAACATACGCCGAGAGAAGCGTACGGATTGTTCAACATCAATACTGTATGTAATGCGCTTGACTTCTGTGCGAAGGTCTTCAACATTAGAGTAGGCGTTGAGTCTCTTGTTCACAGCAAAGCCCTTCTTCTCAAGGCGACCCAACTTGTTCACAAGGTCACTCTTCTCTTCATCTATGGAACTGTATCCCTTGGAGGGTTGCTCCTCTTGTGGACCCGGTCCATCGTCATCAAAAAACATGGGTTCATCTTCACCATAGTCAATTTCTTCATCTTCTTGGGGCGCTGCTGGGGTTGATTGTTTGTTTGGATTCACAAAGGCATCCATAGGTTCTTGGTATTGTTGTGGTGGGGGGCGTCGCACTTGAGATTGTTGGGGTCGTCGCGCAGGCTGAGGACGCGACGTTGAGATCTCAATTTCATCCATCAGGGCCTGTTCATCGGCATCAAGTTTCATCACAGTGGTACTTCCACGATCTAAGACAATTTCTTCGTCCATCTACTCTCTAATAGGAAACTATTCAATAACCTTTAACGCACTTTAGAAAAAATATATGTATACATTATAAATGTTTAACCTCAACCGTGCTAACCGAAATGCGATCATGTCCATCATGGTCTTGATCGCTTTGATCTTTGTGCTCGGTATGTTGAAAAATACCAGTAAGTACCAACCCAGACCAATCACTATCAAGGCGATCAGTGAGAAGTCCCTTTTTGATCTTGAGAATAAGGTGGAATGCGCAGCGGGTTACAAAGATGGTAGCACGTACAGCAAGGCCTTGACTCCAGGTGGCCTCTGTGGTGCCAGAGAATTGGTCAGAGACCACGCGAGCTACGAGATTGAGGATGGAATTGGCGGATCTTTAATCTAAGCTAATACTAAATGGCTTTGGTGACTTCGTCCCAGACTATCCCAGATCTTGACTACGAGTATCACACCATAACTATTGACACAATTGGTCAAGCCAGTGCGAATACTTTTACGTGCCACCTTCAGCAACCCCTCAAAAATGTGGTTCAGGCGAGACTTTTGGCTGCCCACATTCACTCAAATGTTGTGACCGAGCATTGCTATGTTTCTGTGGAAGAATTGGATACCATCTTTAACGACAGAGCCTCAAATGTTTTGACTGGGCAGGGGCACTTGAGTATGCTCCGAGGTTCTTTCGCGAGTCTCATAACCGAAAGTGCCACCCACGCCACTGGTAACTCGCTCATTACATTCAAGGATAACTATCCAATCGTAAGTCAATACATCGATCCAATTCGACGCATCGATCGTCTCAGTGTGACCATTCGTGATCAAAATGGTAACACGATTAAAAACTCAACCGACGATGGCGCAAACTTTTTAGTATTTAGATTTGTGTGTAGAAAACCAAACTTGTAATTTTCTCCCTTTAGAGTAGTATACCATGTCTTCGGGTATTGTTCAACTTGTAGCGATTGGTGCTCAGGATGAGTTCATTATGGGCAACCCAGAGATATCGTTTTTTAGTTCAACCTTCAAACGACACTCTAATTTTTCACAATCCGTAGAGAAGCAGACAATACGCGGAGATGTGAAAAATAATTCAATGTCAAGTGTCCAAATTGAGAGATCGGGTGATCTCTTGGGATACATCTACTTAACAATTGACGACACAACCCAAGCCCTCGATACTTCTCGGTGGGATCTCCTCATCGATAAAATTGAGTTGCTCATTGGTGGTTCTGTTGTCGATACACAGGATTCGGTGTTTACGGAAAAGATTGCGATTGATACTTTTGCCCAAAATGTATCTCGGAGTGCCATCGGTACACATCCAGGGGTTCACGCACGTTCCTACTTTTATCCCCTCCGTTTCTTCTTTTGTGAGGGGCCACAGTGTGCGCTCCCTCTCGTTGCCCTCAACTATCACAATGTGGAATTGAGAATTCACTGGGGTTCCCAAGCGGCAGACTACAATTTTGAAATGTATGCCAACTACTATTACTTGGACAATGAAGAGCGGGGTAACATCGCGACGCGTACACACGATCTTCTCATCACCCAAGTACAAAAGAACCTCCCAAGTGGTGAAACTGTTCAAGATCTTACCTTCAATCACCCAGTGAAGTATCTCGCATCCTCCGATACCACCACAAATGGCGCTCTCACATCACCAACAAATAAGGTGAAATTGAGTATAAATGGGGTTGAACTTGGGAACTATAGATGGGGGAAACCACACTACATTGATGTGATGAGCTATTATCACACAAATTGTGTCACATCTCCAGACTTCTTCCTCTACTGTTTCTGCCTCATGACGAGTTCTCTCCAGCCAACGGGCACTCTCAATTTTAGTCGTATTGAGTCAGCCAAGATTATGAGTGAGGGGACACCAATCAACGACCCAATTTATGCCGTCAACTACAACATCCTTCGTATACAAAATGGAATGGCTGGGCTCCTCTACGCAAATTAATTTACCCCCCTATATTAAATGGTCAAGAACTTACCCGCAGTAGAGAGATCTACCAAGATTCGGTTTGGTAAGCATGTACCTGACTCTACGGATCAGGCGGAAAATACCATTGTCTTCAACGCGAGTAATACACTGGTTCCAACAATAAATGAAAACGCAGTGTATTTATCGCCTATCAGGAACAGACCTGATTTTACACCACCAGAAGTTGTACTTCTGATGTATGACAAAGTTACCAAGGAAATTACAGAATCCGGTGAATCCGCGAATGCTCTCGTCGGTGGCGCAACCCTCTCCCTCGCCGTAAATCGTGCAAATGCAACATCAAATACTGTTCTGTTCGTAGGTGGGGGTAACGATCTTAATGGCACTGGTTTTGTCACAGATTCAAATGTTGGTATATCAAACTTACTTCCCCAACACACCGTGAGTGTTGGTTCAAATCTCTACATTGACGAATTTGGTTCAAACGTTTTGGTTGTTTCTGGCAATGTTGCCATCTTACGTGATCTCGTCGTCGATGGAAATCTCAGAGTTAATGGAGATACGACTGTCATCTATACAGAGAATACAGCCATCAAGGATGCCCTCATTGAACTTGGACAAAATAACACATCTGCGGATACAACCCTTGATTTGGGTATTTTGATGCATCGTCCAGACGCGTTGTCAAATGTTGTCATTGGGTATCGTGAGGAGACTGACGAATTTGCTATTGGTTACACTGACGCAAACCCCACGGATAAGACCTTTGTACCCAAAACGGATGAGGATATCAATGTTCACGTCTATGGTCTCACCCACGTGGACGCTAATATTTACGCACACGAGGATATTCTTGTTGATGGCAATGCCTATGTCTCAGGGAATGTGAATGTGACTGAAGAGTTAACTATTAGCAACAATGTGTACGCCCAAAAGGATCTTGAGGTTGTGGGTAACGTCTATGTGGATGGCAACGTTGTGGCCTATAAGGATTTCACTCTCACTGGCAATGCTTACGTCTCAGGGAATGTGAATGTGACTGAAGAGTTAACTATTAGCAACAATGTGTACGCCCAAAAGGATCTTGAGGTTGTGGGTAACGTCTATGTGGATGGCAACGTTGTGGCCTATAAGGATTTCACTCTCACTGGCAATGCTTACGTCTCAGGGAATGTGAATGTGACTGAAGAGTTAACTATTAGCAACAATGTGTACGCCCAAAAGGATCTTGAGGTTGTGGGTAACGTCTATGTGGATGGCAACGTTGTGGCCTATAAGGATTTCACTCTCACCGGCAATGCTTACGTCTCTGGTAATGTGAGTGTGACGGAGGAGCTCACTATTAGCAATAATGTGTATGCCCAAAAGGATCTTGAGGTTGTGGGCAACGTCTACGTGGATGGTAACGTGGTGGCCTACAAAGATTTCACTCTCACGGGTAATGCTTACGTCTCTGGGAATGTGAGTGTGACAGAGGAGCTCACTATTAGCAACAATGTGTATGCCCAAAAGGATCTTGAGGTTGTGGGTAACGTCTATGTGGATGGAAATGTTGTGGCCTATAAGGATCTTCTTGTCAGTGGGAATGTATATACATTAGGAAATACATCTATTAATGATCAACTTACTATATCAGGAAATGTGTATGCACAAAAAGATATTGAAGTTACAGGTGCTGTGTATGTTGATGGAAATGTTGTATCTCAAAAAGATATACTAATTAGTGGCAATGCTTTTGTTTACCAAAATGTTTCGGTTTCGGAAGAATTGTCTGTATTTGCTAATATATATGCGGGTAAAGATATTGAGGTCTTGGGTGCTATATATGCCGATAGTAATATCGTAACGTATAAAGATCTCAGTGTCTCTGGGAATATATATGTCTCCCAAAACGTGACTATCGCTAAGGAGTTGACAATATCTGGGAATGTGTATGCTGGTAAGGACATTGAAATTATAGGTAACACATATATTGATGGTAATGTTATAGCCTATAAGGATCTCCTTGTATCTGGGAATGTTAACACAACTGGAAATATTGTGGGACACCGAGACCTTCTCATATCTGGGAACGTATATGTATCCCAAAATGTTTCAATTGGGGATCAACTTACTGTGTCCGCAAATGTGTACGCACAAAAGGATATTGAAATTGCTGGTAATGTACTCACGACTGGGAATACCAGTATTTCGGGTGTATTAAATCTTACAAATGCAACAACTGCACTCAAGACAAATCTTACGTCAAATGTTGAAGTCAAATTGGATCAGTTGTCAAATGTTGTCATAGGAACGACGGCACTCGCCAATGAAGATATGCTCGTGTATGATGGTTCCAACTGGACGAACCAACTTCAAGACCATACATTCCTCTACGCAAAGGCGGAGGAGGACATTGGGAAGGGTGACGCGGTGTACGCTACAGGTGCGATTGGGAACAATATGTTCTCTATTCGGAAGGCGCGTTCCGATTCAAGTGCCACTATGCCCGCCCTTGGCTTAGCCTATCAGGCGTTTACCCTGAACCAAGAGGGTCTCGTCGTGACGTTCGGTCGTGCCGATGGAATAAATACGGATAATTTCCAAACTGGTGAAACTGTCTATGTGAGTAATGTCACCGCGGGTGCTCTCTCAAATGTGAAACCATATGGCGCGACCGATCTCATTCAAAATATCGGCTTGGTCGTGAAGGGACATCCATCTACGGGTATTGTATCCGTTACGGGTGTGGGTCGTTCAAATGATATTCCAAATGCCGTCATTGAAACGAGTAATGCAAGTGTGAATTATGTGTATGTGAATTCTGTGAATAACGACCTCCGAAAGATTGATCCAATGAAGTTGCCAACTAAGTTTCAAACCCTTGCACAGGTTGTGAATACCGGGAATACCGTGTCAAATACGATTAACGTGACGGGTCTCACAACAACTGGGAATGTGAATGTGACCAGTAATATCTCAGTCGCAGGTCTCATAGACCCCAACAATAAGTACTTACCAATGGTTGACACAAATGGATATTTTGTAAAGTCACCCGTATATGTTACAAATGAAGGTAAATATATAATCTCCGCGAGTGAAGCGGAGTTTTTGGGAAACATTACGCTCGGTGGTAATACAACAATTATTTCATCAACTTCTATCACCATTTCAGATAGAATATTTGGTGTGGGTGCAAACAATAGCGCGACTGGTTTGGATAGTGGTTTTATCATAGAACATCAAGACGATGGCACATTCGCCAATGTTGCCCTCATTCATCACGCCGATGAACACAGATTTTCCGTGGGATACACACAAAATTCATTTACCGATAACCACATTTTACATTATCAACACGCGGATGGCACCCAACTCAGAATTGATTTGCTCGGCAATGCATTGGTGCAAAACAACCTAACAGTAAATGAAACAGGTACTTTTGGTGAACGTGTGGGTATCAAAACGATCACACCTGCATATGATTTGGATGTAAGAGGAACTTCTAATGTTGGAGCGTTATCCGCAGATAGCGTAAGTATCAGTGATACTACAGCGTCGTCCTCAAAAACTTCGGGGGCTTTACAAGTTACAGGTGGAGTTGGTATCCAAGGTGCCCTATACGGTGCCGCGGGTAATTTTGACGGTGTTACTTCCGTAACAAATGGGACAGCGTCGTCCTCAAAGACGACGGGGGCTCTCCGAGTCACAGGTGGGGTTGGTATCCAAGGCGCTCTATACGGCGCCGCGGGTAATTTTGACGGTGTTACTTCCGTGACAAATGCATCTGCGGCTACCACAAAGACAAGCGGTGCTCTCCGAGTGACTGGGGGTGTCGGGATCTCAGGTGCCCTATACGGTGCCGCGGGTAACTTTGATGGGGTAACCTCAGTAACAAATGCATCTGCATCGTCCTCAAAGACGACGGGGGCTCTCAGAGTCACAGGTGGGGTCGGTATCCAAGGTGCCCTATACGGTGCCAATGCAAACCTTGAGGATGTAGAGGCTGATAGTGTTAATATTACCGACTCAACTGCATCGTCCTCAAAGACAACAGGGGCTCTCAAAGTTGCGGGTGGTGTTGGTATCCAAGGTGCCCTATACGGTGCCGCGGGTAACTTTGATGGGGTAACTTCAGTAACAAATGCATCTGCATCGTCCTCAAAAACTTCGGGGGCTTTCCGAGTCACGGGTGGAGTTGGTATCCAAGGTGCCCTATACGGTGCCAATGCAAACCTTGAGGATGTGGAGGCTGATAGTGTCAATATTACCGATTCAACTGCTTCGTCCTCAAAGACAACAGGGGCTCTCCGAGTCACAGGTGGGGTCGGTATCCAAGGTGTCCTATACGGTGCCAATGCAAACCTTGAGGATGTAGAGGCAGATAGTCTTACGATAACAGACACAACACAATCTACAGGAACTGGAACGGGTGCAGTCATAATAGCTGGAGGTTTGGGTGTAGCTTCAAACATTCACACTACAAATATGTACATCACTGATGGTCTCATTACAAACACAGGTGGTGTGACAAAGAAGACGTATTCGTACGCAGGCGCGTATGTAGATGCTCAAACAATAGCAAATGCAACATTAACAATTACATTTAGTGAACACGTTTTCTACGCAAAGATCGTGGCGCATCTCATAGAGGGCGACGCCGAAGTCAGTACCCTATCCCTTGAAGTTGGGGGTGGCCACAGAACTGGCGGTACACCTCTTGCAATCGCCAAGGGGCCACAAGCTATCTTTGGTAGTGCAAGTACAAATCCTTGGGATTCTACAGTGACTACCACGACAACAACGGTTGTGTTAAAACCAACTACAAATCTTTCTGGACCTGGTAATTACAATATATTTATTGAATATATTTCAGCCCACCCCAGTGGTCGGGTTGTATCAATCAATGAAGGTGCGGGTACAGAAGTAACATTTGCATACTAATCACATTTCTCAGTACAAAACACTATAATTTTCTTGAGGGAAACCCAATCAAAAAAATTATACTGTAATAGTAATAGATGGCTACAACAAATATCCAGACATTTTCAGGGGATGTTGAGATCGTCGGTGGCTTATCAGTAACTGGAACCGTGACGTCTACAGTTGGTACAGATAAGGTGAATCTTGCGGCGACAACCACCAATGAAACGGATTACATTCCAGTATCAAAGGGTGCAACCGGTGCTCAGGCGCTCTATACAGACTCTAACCTCACCTATAATCCCTCAACGAATCAGATTGTAGCTAATATTTCGGGTAACGCGGCTTTCGCGACCAACGCGACCTTCGCGACCAGTGCGACGCACGCGAACAACGCGAATACGGTTGCATTCACAGATAGAGATGCTACCAACGATACAGACTATATTGCATTTGTAGCGGATCATGCAGCGGGTGACAAGGCGCTGTATACGGACTCTAACCTCACATATAACTCTTCAACGAACCAGATTGGAGCTAATGTCTCAGGTAACGTAACGGGTAACCTGACGGGTAATGTAACGGGTAATGTTTCGGGTAACGCGGCTTTCGCGACCAATGCGACCTACGCAACCAGTGCGGGTTCCGCGACCAACGCGACCTTCGCGACCAGTGCGACGCACGCGAACAACGCGAATACGGTTGCATTCACAGATAGAGATACTACCAGTGAGACGGACTATATTGCGTTTGTATCTTCTCACGTAGCGGGGGACTATGCGCTCTATACAGACTCCAACCTCACATATAACCCCTCAACGAACCAGCTTGCAGCTAACCTCTCCGGTAACGTAACGGGTAATGTAACAGGTAATGTTTCGGGTAACGCGGCTTTCGCGACCAACGCGACCTACGCAACCAGTGCGGGTTCCGCGACCAACGCGACCTTCGCGAATGCGGCCACCAACGCGACCTTCGCGACCAACGCGACCAACGCGAATGCCGCGAATACGGTTGCATTCACAGATAGAGATACTAACGCTGAGACGGACTATATTGCGTTTGTATCTTCTCATGTAGCGGGGGACTATGCCCTCTTTACAGACTCTAGCCTCACATATAACCCCTCAACGAACCAGATTGCAGCTAACCTCTCTGGTAACGTAACGGGTAATGTTTCGGGTTCAGCTGCAACAGCGACTAACGCGGGCTACGCGGCCAATGCGGGTTCAGCCACCAACGCGACCTTCGCGAATGCGGCTACCAACGCGACCTTCGCGACCACTTCGACCAACTCGACGCACGCGAACAAAGCGAATACGGTTGCATTCACAGCTAGAAATGCTACCGACAATACAGACTACATTGCGTTTGTGGATGCCGCTGCAGCGGGTGACAAGGCGCTGTATACGGACTCTAACCTCACATATAACTCTTCAACGAACCAGATTGCAGCTAACCTCTCTGGTAACGTAACGGGTAATGTAACGGGTAATGTTTCGGGTAACGCGGCCTACGCCACCAACGCGGGCTACGCGGCCAATGCGGGTTCAGCCACCAACGCGACCTTCGCGACCAGTGCGACGCACGCGAACAACGCGAATACGGTTGCATTCACAGATAGAGATACTAACGCTGAGACGGACTATATTGCGTTTGTATCTTCTCATGCAGCGGGGGACAAGGCGCTCTATACAGACTCCAACCTCACATATAACCCCTCAACGAACCAGATTGGAGCTAATATCTCGGGTAATGTAACGGGTAATGTAACGGGTAATGTTTCGGGTAACGCGGCTTTCGCGACCAACGCGACCTTCGCGACCAACGCGACGCACGCGAATGCCGCGAATACGGTTGCATTCACGGCTAGAAATACCAATAATACAGACTACATTGCGTTTGTAGATACTGCTGATGCGGGTGACAAGGCGTTCTTTACAGACACCAACCTCACATATAACTCTTCAACGAACCAGATTGGAGCTAATATAACGGGTAATGCTGCATTTGCGACCAACGCGACCTTCGCAAATGCGGCCGCCAACATAAGCTCTTCAAATGCTACTATGCCTGCATACATTAAACACGCGGGTGATACCAATACATACTTTGGGTTTCCAGGTAATGATACGTATGTCATTGGGACAAATAACGTTGAACGATTTCGGATTGAATCGGGGGGCGACGTCGGGATTGGGACGAACAATCCAGGGAGAAGATTAGACATCCGAGGTTCTTCCGGTGAATTATTCGGCTACACAGATGGTACAAGGACCGTCTACGGTGGTTGTGATTCAAATTCACCTTGGTTTGGTACGGCTACCAATGATGATTTGCGTCTCGTAACAAATGGAAGTGAAAAGATGGTGATTAAGTCAAGTGGCTACGTCGGCATTGGGACGAACGGCCCCACGACTAAATTTCAGGTTTACGACAGTACAACTCATGATGTTCGTATACGTAACACATGTAAAACGAGTGTAGTCGGTACCTATAGCGGTTCGTCGCTCGAGCTCACGGATCAATCGTTTCACGGTGGTTATGTAGAAGGTGTTCACCTCGCCAACGTAACTCACGGTCTATATCTGGGTGGATACTCGAATGGAACGCGCGATACCCCTGCGATTTGTATTAGAGGAGGAACCGGCCGCGTCGGTATTGGGACGACGGAACCAGGTTGTTCATTAGCTGTGTATC